CGTTGGTGACAGGAAGATCTATATCCGCTCGGGCGGCGCGGTGAGTCCGGACGAGGGTGACACGATCGACGCGGGTGTTCTCGGTAAGATCAGGATACAGCGCGTCTGGGACGTGTTCGTCAACAGCGACGGCACAGCTCAGATATTCGTTTGTCAGGGTAGAGGATAGTGGGCTTTTCACCGGACTCAGTCTGGTGTAGTATTGCTCCGAGGAGTTCAGCATGACCGAATACCGCGTTATCGACAGGAGAACAAACGTAGAGACAATCTTGTCTCAGCTGACTGGTCAGATCGGTGAAGCTAAGACTGAGTATCTCCGCAGAATGACTGAAGTCGTTGTCCGGGCGAGTCCTGTTGACACCGGAACCTACATGGAATCTCACGACCTGAACACGACTCGGACAGGTGGCAGAGGAACAGAGAGCTCGCACGGAAAAGAGCGGGGGCAATCTCGCGACCAGTTCGCGTCCGTTGCGATAGAGAAACTCAACGCACAGATCGACGCAGCACCCAAAGACTGGGAGCAACTGTTCTTCCGCAATCAGTCAGTTCACGCACCTCTGGTCGAGTACGGGGGAGCGAAGATGCCTGTGATCTACGCCCCGTACCAGACAGCGCGAAGCCTCGCAAAGCGTATCGCTGAGCAAGTGGTGGAGGACTTGAAGAATGGTTGATAGTGTTTACGCGAACATCAGGGCTGCACTCGAGCTGACCCTCAGTGGTGTGAGCGGTCTCCCCCCGTTCGCCCGACAGAATGTGGACTTCGACCCGACACCTGACGACACGTTTATTCGTGCTCAGTTTACCCCGACCCAGCGCAGACCATCTGTGAGGGGTCCAGACCCTGAGATGCAGTATCTCGGTCTGTACAACCTGCTCGTCTGTACTCCGGAGAACGTCGGGGCGGGACCCGGACTACAGATCGCTGAGCTACTCGTCGAAACCCTCGATGCGACGAAATCCGCCACCAACTCTGGGGTCATAGTGAGGATAGAATACGCCGAACTGGGCTTGTCATATCCTGATCCACCCCACTACTGCACCCCTGTCACGATAAGCTGGTACAGCTATCACTGAGGAGAAATAAAATGTCCCAATCTCACGGATCACAGGCGAGTCTCGCGTACGAAGTTCAAGACGTCTTCGGTACAGTCAACGCTCTGCCGTCTTTGAAGAAGATTCCGTACAAGACTCACAGTCTTGACTTGACCAAGAACCTTGTAGAAGGTGAAGATCAGTACGGCGACCGTATGCGCCGTCACTCGCGTCACGGAACACGTAATCCGGCGGGCAGCTTGGAGATCGATCTCCGCAGCACCGCGTACGACGATTTTATCGCGTCAGCTCTCATGAGCGACTGGAGCGGCACCACACTGAAGACAGGTGGTACGCAGAAGTTTTTCACTATAGAAGAACACGCTGCTGACATCAACAAGTTTCGCCTCTTTAACGGTCTCTCGGTATCTCAGCTGAACGTCAGTGCCGCGACGGATCAAGCTGTTCAGACCACACTTGAGATGGTCGGCAGCGACATGATTCACAGTAACACGTCTGCCATGGTTGGGTCTCCGGCGGATGCTGATACCCACGAACCGTTCGACACACACAGTGGTCTTGTTCTGGACGCAGGAACTTCGCTCGGTGTTGTAACGAGCCTGGACTTCTCGATCAACAACAGTTTCTCGGCATCTCCGGTCATTGGCCAGCAGACACCGTACGGACTGGAGTACGGGAACTCGCAAGTCTCCGGCACTCTTGTTCTCCGCTACGTCAACGCGGACGTAATCCAGAAGTTCATCGACGAGGTTGAGTCTAGCCTCTCTGTGACCTTCGACGACTCAACTGGTACGAACGGATACACGTTCACATTCCCGCGGATCAAGTACAACGGCGGGAGTGTTCCAGTGAGCAACCCCACCGCTCGTCTGGTGACGCTGCCTTTCGTGGCGCTGTTCGACAGCACGGAAGGGTCCGATGTGGTGATCACTCGACCAGCGTAATTCGCCTCGGCGGATACCGGAGAGGGGGTTGATCGTCGGGGCGATCTCCTCTCCAACCCCGACAACCCGACAGGAGTAGAGAAAATGGACTTGAACGATATTGGTTCCGTAAGCGACACCACAGAGATCGAACTGTACGACATCCGCACACAGACGGTGATCTACAACGACGACGAAACGCCGATGACTATCGTACTGCACGGACCGTACAGCTCGAAGCAGAAGCGCATCCGCGATCAGCAGCAGAACCGCCGCATCAAGCGTTCGCAGCGCACGGGCGGCAAGCTGACTCTGACTGCGGAGGAGCTGTACGAAGATCAGACCAAGATGATCGTCGCCTGCATCGAGTCGTGGAATATCCAGATGAGTGGCGAGAAGCTTCCGTGCAACGAAGAGAACATTCGCACCATCCTGGAAAAATTCAAGTGGATTCGTGAGCAGATCGAGTTCGCGATGGAGGACGGCGCGGCTTTTTTGACGAACTGACCGAGGAGCTCTTGAACTATGCCGAGAGTCTTTTCGCTCTGGACAAGGTCTACGAAGGAAAGACTATTCGGCAACACCTCGAGTCAGTTCATGAACAAACGGGGGAGGCACCTGAAGAACTGGAGCTCCCCCCGTTCCCGGAAGTCCTCAGGAATGTGTGGTCTAAATTTCTTGATGTTCATAGGGGCAGAACCTATGGTACAATGGGTGTAAATCCACTATCCTATCAAGATCTTCTTGCTTGGATGACCGTAAGTGGTGAAGCTCTCTCAGGTTGGGAGATTGACGTGGTTCTTCGTTTGGACAGGCTTTGGATGAAGTCAGTGAACGACGACTCTAAGGAAGGTACTGATGGCTGATCTAGGTGAAATTGGTCTTCTTATCCGGACATACGGGGAGAAGCAAGCCATCAAAGCGATGGAGGACTACACGAAGTCCATCCAGCGCAACTTGAACGAAATTCGACGTCAGGCTGATACTCGTCGCAGGCTTCAGCAGCAGCGTGAGCGTGAAATTCAGAAAGAGCTCGACAGCAATCGTCGAGCTCTAGACGGACAGCGGAAACTCGCTATGGCTTACAAGTCTCTCAAGTCGTCTGTCGACCCAGCATCTCGTGCTCAGCAGCAGTACGACGCCGCAGTCAAGACACTGAATCGTTCTCTGGAGCAGAATGTCATCACACTCAAGAACAGCAGAAAGCTCTCGCACAGGTGAGACAGCAGATGGAACTCGCTGGCTATCAGGTCAACGAGTTTGGTCGCGTTCTCGAGGGTTCGAGCAGAGCTCTGTCACGAAACATGCGAGCAGGTCTTCAGCAGGCTGGTTATCAGTTCGGCGACTTCGCTGTTCAGGTGCAGGGTGGTACGAGTGCGATGGTTGCTCTCGGTCAACAGGGTTCACAGTTGCTCGGTTTGTTCGGATATCAGGGTGCTATCGCTGGTGCTGTTCTAGCAATG